ATGGCTAAGATCATTAACGTCATTGGACGCGAAATCATGGATTCTCGCGGTAACCCCACTGTAGAAGCTGAAGTGCATCTGGAAGGTGGTTTCATCGGTATGGCAGCCGCTCCATCAGGCGCTTCTACCGGTAGCCGTGAAGCGCTGGAATTGCGTGATGGTGACAAGGCCCGCTATCTGGGTAAAGGTGTGCTCAAGGCTGTTGACAACGTGAACGGTCCTATCCGTGAAGCTCTGCTGGGTAAAGATGCCACGGCTCAAGCCGAGCTGGATGGCATTATGATCGCGCTGGACGGCACCGAAAACAAAGACAAGCTGGGCGCCAACGCCATTCTGGCAGTGTCTTTGGCTGCCGCCAAGGCCGCTGCTGCCTTCAAGGGTATGCCACTTTACGCTCACATCGCTGAACTGAACGGGACTCCTGGCCAGTACAGCATGCCGGTTCCTATGATGAACATCTTGAACGGTGGCGAGCATGCCGACAACAACGTCGATATTCAAGAATTCATGGTACAGCCAGTCGGTGCCAAGAGCTTCCGCGAAGCCCTGCGTATGGGCGCTGAAATCTTCCACAACCTGAAGAAGGTGCTCCAGTCCAAGGGCCTGAACACTGCCGTGGGCGACGAAGGTGGTTTTGCGCCTAACTTGTCATCCAATGCCGATGCCCTGGCGGTTATCAAAGAAGCCGTTGAAGCTGCTGGCTACAAACTGGGTACTGATGTGACTCTGGCGCTGGACTGTGCCGCTTCCGAGTTCTACAAAGATGGTAAGTATGACCTGGCCGGTGAAGGCAAGGTATTCGATTCCAACGGTTTCTCTGACTTCCTCAAGTCATTGACCGAGCAGTATCCTATCGTTTCTATCGAAGATGGCTTGGATGAGTCTGACTGGGACGGCTGGGCTTACCAGACCAAGATCCTCGGCGACAAGATCCAACTAGTGGGTGATGACCTGTTCGTGACCAACACCAAGATCCTGTCTCGTGGTATCGAGCAGGGTGTTGCCAACTCGATTCTGATCAAGTTCAACCAGATAGGTTCTCTGACAGAGACTCTGGCCGCTATCCGTATGGCCAAAGAAGCCGGTTACACTGCCGTTATCTCTCACCGCTCAGGTGAAACTGAAGATGCGACCATTGCCGACTTGGCAGTAGGTACCGCAGCCGGCCAGATCAAGACAGGTTCTCTGTGCCGCTCTGACCGTGTTGCCAAGTACAACCAGTTGCTGCGTATTGAAGAGCAACTGGGCGCCAAGGCAGCCTACCGCGGCCTGAGTGAGATCAAAGGTCAGGCGTAATTTTCGCCTCCAGTTTCAAAAGGCCGCCACTTGGTGGCCTTTTTTGTTGTATAATGTATTGATTTTATTGGTTTTTGTTTTTGTGTTGACCACCTCTTGACCACACCTTTAGGCAAAAAGACTGTCCCTAAGTGGATAGTCTTTTTTTGGTGGTGCCCATGAGACTGCTTTAACCTGATTTCTGTTTGCGAAAATATGGCGTCACGTATCTCTCTATACCGGGTAAAGTTTTGCTTCAAATTTAGTGCGCTAATGCCTGTCGAACCAATCCCCCACAGCAATCGAATACTGTGTCACTTTAGCGACTACTCGGTGCTAGCAAAGCCGTTTACCTTTGTCGCATGACACTGCTCTAAATGACCACACTGAAAATGGCTTCCTCAAAGCACAGTAATTTATTAAATTAGTTTTTGTTAATTAGCTTGCTAAGCCCTGTAGCCCCTTGGTTTATGCTCGAGCACTTCGATCTTTGATCTTCTCTTTATTTTGCTATCTTGCCGTGTAAATTGGTGTTTCCCCATTACTATTCAATGAGTTGGCGTTTCGCCCTCAGATCGTTGCGATCATTAATTGTTGGACAAAACGGTAAAAACCAAGACAAAAATCCAGTTTTATACAATCCCTTTGCTCCGCCAGCGGCCGCTTGTGCGCTGTTTTTCTTCCCAAAAACTGGACAAATTTTTTCTGTAAAATTTTTCTATCGCAAAACCCGCGGTGGTGGGGGGAGTTGTGCGGATTTCGTGAAAAATTCCGGCGATGACGTGGCGTGCGAATACACACGACAAAATACTACCGTGGACACAAGAGGCGATGCAGGGCTGTATACGCACAAAAAAGGCCCAGAGTAGGGCCAAGGCTTGGGTACAGTCGTGCTCAGGCAGAGCGGATTAGGCATCCCTTCTTTCGAAAGGATGATGACAGGAGTCGCCTACCTGGGCACAACGAAGAGTGTAGACGTTGTTTTGGATGTTTGCGCTAAATCAGAGGGGTTAGTGTGTCTTGCAGGGTTTTGGCTTGACCGCTTTGGCCACTGAAGTCGCCGGCTTGTTGCGGTTTGCCCGTTGGGGTGCCTTCCTTTCCGGTTGGGTGGGTATGAGCCGCGGCGGTTTTGGCAATCGCTTCCACCACGTTCATGAGTTGCAGCAGTAGCTGGTAGATGTTGGTTTCCTCACTCCCTGCCCAATGCTTGGCGGCAATCGACTTTCGCAGTTTACCAATGGTTTCCAGCAGGTTTTCGCCGGCGATGACTTCATGGTTTTGCTCTGTTGCAATCCCGGTACCGGTTAGGCCCAGCAGCGTGAGCCAGTTCGCGGCGATATGGCGCTGACCCAGTGCTTGCTCAATATCATCTCCTTCCGTCAGTCTTTGATGGGCACCAAGGCGCTGTGATTGGTTATCGCTGCTGATGGTCATCGCTTGGCTGGACAGTGTCATTTGCTGCTCTGTGTGCAGCTGCTGGCTGCCGCCACTGTCGATACGGTGCAGCCCTTCGTTGAATTGGCACAGATAGTCGCCATTGCTCACCCCAGGCATAGACCAATCCAGCCCAAGAATGGTGCGCACAAACGGGCGGTGGCTATGCCCAAACGCAAACCCGAGTTCCACAATGCTCCCGGGCTGGGCAAAGGCAAACTGCCCTTGGCCATGGTGGAGTGAGCCGGGCAGGGGCACGTTCTGAAATACCGGTACCCGCTTGTTATCACTGCCGTCCGGGTTGAGCAATTGCACATCGACCCCAAGCGCTGGCCGATATGGGGTTTGCTGATGGCCGGCTTTGACGGGTTCACAGATAGCCACCACGCGCCCGAGTTGTGCCAGGTGGGTCTGTGTCCCGAGTTCGGGAAACTGCTGTTTCATTTCCCGCTGGGTTTGGCTTTCGGGATGCTTCCATTGCAGCGTCAGTTGCTCGCCATCAAACATCAGTTGCGAGATACGTTTTCCATTGACCTGACTTTCCGGCCGAATGGCGGGCAACATCGGAATTTGCACGCCGGTGGCGGCCTTCTCACCGCAGTACAGTTTGGGTGTTACTGAGATAGGGCGGCTGGCCCAGTGACAATCCGGCCAACTGCCAAGCCAGATGCTGCCATCGGGTTGGCTGTACCAGGTGTAATCCTCAAGCCCGAACATCACCCCCAGCTGCGCCAATAGACTGTAGCCTGTGCCTTGGTGAGTCAGGTTGGCGATTTGCGTAACCGCCGCCTGCTCAGTGCAATACAGCACCAGGCCTGTTTGGGCGGCGATATTGTCCAGCACCTGTTTAAGCGTGGGATGGGTCAGTGACAGCGGCAGGGCGCCGGCGAGGATGGCGGCCGGCTCTCGCAATATGATCCGGTGATGTTGCGCGGTGAGTGTTTCCACGGCATCCACATAGCCGGTAAACCAGGTTCGCGGCTTGTCGTATCCCAGGGCGATGGATACCAAGGTGCCGATGGGTACCGGTGAGGCCAGGGTGATAATGGCCCGTCCCGCGGTGCCTTGACTGAGCACCGCTTTGATTGAGGTTAACGGCTTGCTCTCACCTTTGATGATCAACTGCTGCTCTAACTTCATAGCGCGACCTTATTGGATGCCGCCAATGCCTGGCTGAACTGTGCCTGGTTGAGTTGTTGCGAGGCTTGGGGCTGCTGCATGGTGCGCAGCTCTTGCTGTTCGGCAACGCTGCGCACTTCTTTCAGTGAGAATGCCACTTGCCAGGCCAGCAGGTTGCTTTGCTCCGTCAGGCTCAATTGGCCGGCAAACTTCACCAAGCGGCATTTGACGACGCGGGCGGTGCCGTTACCGATGCGAAAGACTTTGCGACTGCCGTCTTTTTCCGTCATGCGCGACAATTCAAACAATCGGGTGGCCACTGACTCGGCGGTGAATTTCAACGTGCCGGTGATCTTCAGTTCTATCGCCTTGTTGCCTTGTTCGGCGGTAACCGTTTGCGCACTGCGGCCGGACACATCGGTGTCAGCCAGATTGGCGCTCACGGCGACCTTCATGTTGTCCAGGCTGATGGCTTCACCATCGAGGGTTAACATCACTGACATAGTTGCTCGTACTCTTCCAAAGGCTCGGGGCTGACCAGGCAGCAGGCGATGACATGGCGGTAAGGGGGCAAAACCCATTGGGTGATAGTTTGCTGCAGCATGGCCGGCGAACCGCTTGCTTTACGCCCCCATAGCTCTCCTTGCTGAGGCGGCTGCTTGAGAATGCGCTCATGGGTTTGCCTGGCACTGTCCCAACTGCGGCGAAAACTCACCAGCGCGTTTTTAAGCGGCTCAGGTGTTGCCGTCATGGCATTGAGTGCATTAGTGCTGAAAAGCTGCTTACGTTGCCATTGGCTGGCTGGAAGCGGTGTTTGCCGCCAGTATCCGTTAGGAGGGCGCACCGGCAGATGAAACTTGTCCTGACTGACCGCATCCAGCAGGCGCAAGGTATCGGTCTGCCACCAGGCAAATCCCCGCAGTTGCTGAAAGGCGTGCGCTTTTTGCTGGAGCGTTGCCAGGCTGTGAGCAAACAGGGCCATGAAATACAGCCGGTACTCACCGGGCGGCAGCAGTGCCAGGCTGGCTCCGGCTTGAATGTTGGGCGGCGTATCCCCTTGAGGGAGCGTCAGCAGGTACATGGGGTGCGGTTCCTCTTGAAGGTTAGCGGCCATCAGTTCGCCGGGTATTGTTTCATGCAGAGTGTCCCGCCTTGACTCGACATCTTGTAGCCTTTCATGCAACGCATTGATAGGGTTATCGCTTTGCCGCGGTAGTTGCCGACCAGGCCTGCCCAATGGAAATTGAGGGCAAACTTTTTTTCTACCCAGGTCAGGGTTTGGTAAGCGTAGGCGGTACCGATTTTGGTATTGCCGGCCAAAATATCCAGTTCAAAGTGTACCGGGCGAACCTCGTTCCATGTGTTATCCACCTGGCCAACAACGTTGACGCTTAACTCCAGCGTTTGGGTATGGCTGGCAACGGTGAGGATGGGGCCTGATGTATGACTAATCACCAGCGGTGATGACAAGCCTTGAGCGCGAACATTGCCGGCACTGAAGATGGGCCGGGAAGATATTTGTGACCATGGGTGAGTATGTGAGCCAGTGGCTAAGCCGCTGCGGGCTTCTGCGATAACCTGGGCTTTGGTGCGGCCTTCCAGTTTGGCACTGTCTACTGCCTTGCCTGTGGTTGGCAGATAGCTGCCTTTGGGTTGAAAACGGCTATTGGCCTCGGCTTCGGTATAGTAGCGGTCATCGTGGGTGTGACCGTTGGCAGATAGGCCACTGCGGGCCTCGCTTACCACTTGGGCTTTGGTTCGACCTTCCAGCAATGTGCTATCGGCAGCCCTGGCGGTTTTCCCCAAAAAACGGCTATTGGCCTCGGCTTCGGTAAAGTAGCGGTCATCGTGGGTGTGGCCGTTGACTGACAGACCACTGCGAGCCTCGCTCACCACTTGGGCCTTGGTTTTGCCTTCCAGTTTGGCGCTGTCTGCCGCTTTGGCCGCCAGCCCCAAATAACGGTCATCATGGGTGTGACTGCTGGATGCCAGGCCGCTGCGGGCTTCTGCGATAACTTGGGCTTTGCTCTTGCCTTCCAGTTTGGCGCTGTTGCCGGCAATGCCGGTTAAGTCATTGAGGGTGAAGGTCACCGCGCCCATGCGGCCATTTACTGAGGTGACGGACTCTGTGTTATCGGTTTTGAAAAACGCATCTTCACGCGGGCTGTAGTTGAGCTTGTCGCCGGCGCTGTATTGCACTCCATTGACAGTGCCGCCGGCGGTCACAAACCAAAAAGCCGATACCAGACGGCCCTGGCCTTGATCATCGGTAATGTAGGGCTTGGCAGGGTACTTGCCACTGGCGGCGCTCCACGGCCCCATGTCTGTGACCGCCCCTTGTCCCAGGGCCACCGAATAGTCGAGCCGCTTTTTCAACATCGCCAGTGCGGCCGAGCTGGGAACATGGACGGCGCTGTCCAAATCGGTCGCCTGACTGATCTGGCTTTTCTGCAGGTACTGGCTGTGGGGATCGGCATCCAGCAGATGCTGCTCCAATCCGCCTTTAAGACGGGCATCCCGCCATTGTTCACCTTCCCATCGTGCCAGTAGCGCGAAATGATGTTTGAAGCCTTGTTCATCGGTGTAGGGCGCCGGCACGCTGGTGAGGTGTTGCAGCGTAAAGCGGGTTTCCCAGGCGCCGGTGGCGGTGCCGGCTTGCCAGAGATCAAGCACCAACATTGGCCCGCTGCCGCCGATGGCTATTCTGTCCGGCGTGTGGACTCGCAGGCCATCGACATAACCTGCGCCGGCTTCGCAATACCATTGCCCGTCCTGATGAATAGGGGCAAAGCCTTGGCCGAGAAAGGCCGCAGGGCCGTAAATATCCTGATTGGCTTTGGCATCATCCTGCATTAACCCGGCAAAGCGTTGCTGGTAATCCACCATCCAGGTGCTGGCGTCTACCTGCAAATGGGTGGCTTGTGCCGCGCCGTCATAGGCCATGACCAAGGTCTTGACCAAACTGTTGCCGGTTTGGCTTTCGGTAGAAGCAAACTTGTGCTCCATTCCCTTGTAAATCGCCATTCCGATGGTGCCACTGGCTTTGTTAGTCAGAAATATCGCGTTAAAGGCAAAGTCGCCCACGCGGGTATCGAGTACCAGTGCATAGGCGATAGCGTTGTGGTTGAGGGCGCCGACTTGAGTCGGGGCCTGGCGATGCACAATCCATTGCGGCTGGCATTCCACCTGGTTTCGGTCGACGGGGGCGTTGGGATCCAAGCCCGGAATATTGGCCAGCAGGATCTCATCCAGGACCACGCTTTGGCCGGACAATTCACACTGAGTTCGGTACGCCTCAAAGACGCTGGGGATAATGTTTTGGCTCATGGATTTCTCACTGAATAGCTGGCGATATACACCTGGTGCTCAAGGTGCATGGCGTCCGCACGAATGATCATGCTGACCGGATACGTCACTTCATAACGGTAGCGGCGGCAAGTGCGGCCATAGAGGCGGATTACGGCGGCGACCAGCGCCTGGTTTTCACTGATGGCGTTGTCGGTCAGCTCAATGTGAATGACATCCCAATCCGTGTCTGGCAGGCGCTCTTTGACCTTGACCTGACCCAATCCCAAGCGCTCAAAGATACGTTTAAAGCCCGCGGCGCTGCCGGCATCCTGATAGTTTTCCCAGGCGTATTTCACCCGCAGGCGATAAAGCGCTAAAGGCTCACCCTCCAGGCGGCTGACGCTGCGCTCCCAAGCCAACAGCCTGAGTAATCGCTCATGGCAGGTTTGGGGATCTTGCTGTGACAGCGGCCATAGCAGCCAATGCTTAAGGCGTTGCCAAAACTGATGCAGACCTTTGACCAAAAAGGCCGGCTCTTTCGGCTCGTGTGGCAAGGTTTTACCGTCCATCCACCAAGGGGCGCAGGTGGCCGGGAGTTTAGGGGCATGTTTATCGTGTTCCACTGTCGCGTTTCTCCAGGGTGAGGCTGTCAAGGATGGGCAGGGTGCGGGCGCTGGTGATGTCCCCTTGGTCAAAATGGATCCCGCCCAGGGCCGGCAGTGATTGGTGCAGCTCGGTGATCAGCTGTGACATGCTGAAGGTGCTCATCGGCCAGACCCGGGTGATAGACCCAAAGCCGTCATGTTGACGAAAGGCGGCTTGAATACGTTGCTCCAGTTCCTGGCCCAGGCGCGCTTTGTCTTGCTCGGCGGCATGCGGGGACGGCCAAAAGTGACCGCTCAGGGTATGAGGGACGGTCGGCATGGCAAACACCTGCAAGTCATCACCATGGCCGTGAAAGCCGGCGGCAATATGCTGATTGACCTTATCAAGCACGGCGCTCGGGACTTCGCCGACCGGCATGAAAATGTAACAGTTGGCTGTGCCCGGGCCACGCGGCGCATCGTGCTCAAATACCATGTAGTCCACGCGGATCCCCGCCGCTTGCGCAACCACATCCCGATAGACAGCATCAATATGATAGTGACCGGCAGCGCCGTAGCGATTACGGATCCGCAGTGCCAGCGCTTCATCGGTTTCTTCGGCTTGCCCGGGGCGAACTATCCAATCCGGGGCGTTGCTGACTTGGGCAATGCCCTCAATCGGGGTGATCAAGCGGTTGAAGTACCCTGAAGGCAGATTGTGTCCCTGTCCTGGCTCTGTGGCTTCGCATTCGATTAAGCCAGAGGCCACGCCCGCGGCCAAAGTGGCAGTCTGGCTGGTTTTGACGGCCAATATTTTGCCGTCAATCGGCAGGGTTTCCACAATAGTGCCGGCGGCAACCGTCACCGCCTGCTGCGGGGCGCTTTTGACAAAGGTCAGGTAGCCCTTCAGCGTGGTTGCCGGCAATCGACTCACATCAACGTCCCGGCCCTTGAGCTCCAGATAAAACCCTTTGGCCGTTGATACAAACATGGCCGGCAAAACGTGCCCGGCGACCAAGGTGTTTATCAGCCACAGGGTCGGGGTGACCACCACCGCTTTGATAAGGCGCCAGAATGGCGACATAGTGCGGTCGTTGGCGATTTGGCTGCCGGCCTCTTTGACGGTGTGCTCCAGCGCCGAGGTGACCGCTTCCTCGGTGGTGGGAATACCGGAATCGGCCAAAGCCTGTTTAAAGTCTATTTGGGGTGTCATGGTGTCAGCTCCAGGGTAATGCGTGCTTGTTCCAAGGTGACGGCTTCCAGCACGTAGCGCTCCGGGCTGTGCTCGGTTATCCAGATGCTGCCGGCTTGCAAGCGCAAATCTTCCTCCACCAGGAGTTCGATTTCGGTCAGGACATCGGCGCGTTCTGCGCGGCTGCGGTTCCCCAGCAGCTTGCGAGCAAGGCCCGATTCCATGATGGTGTGCTTAATGTCCTGGGCGATGGATGGCACGTTGGCAATATGCTGCGGCTGTTGACCGTCATCCATCACCAGGCCGCCATCATCAATTTTCAGATCAAGGTATTTATCCAATGGTCAAAATCCTCTCTTCATCCAGGCCCAGCAGACTGAACTCAGGCAATGGCCGGTGAATATGAATATCCCCGGTCTGCACGCTGTGGCTGGTCTGCGGCCCTTGGGCAGGTGAGGGATACAGGGTGGCCAGTGGTGGGCTGCTCGGCTGTGGCGGCGTGATGATTTGGTTAATGGGTTGCATGGTTGACAGCGATGCCTCAATGGCGACCTGAGTCGGTGCGGCCGCTTTGCTGGGCGCAGTGTGCTGCAACAACGGCGGCATTGGGGCGCTGACAATCGGCTTGGCTTGGGAGAGCGGCGCATCAACAGGAGGTGCCAGCAACGGCGTGACGGTTGGCGTCACAGGCTGGGGCATGCTCTTGGCTAAAAGCCCTGACCATGGCACCGGGTTGTTCTCGCCCTCGGTGCGCTGGGTGAGTTCGGTCACCGCAGTGGATACCAGGGGTGGTGCCTCCGGCAGCTCAGGCTTTGGCAACTCAATATCGATACCAGGGATATGATTGAGCAGCTCAATCACAGAGGTAAACAGCGAGCTTAGGGTGCGGCCGATGGCCGCCAGGAAATTGCCCACCATGGCGCCGACTTCTTTGCCGGTACCGGCAAATCCCTGCAACTCGTCATTGGCGTATTGAATGGGTTTGACCCAGTCATAGATAACACTGCCAATGGCTTTGACCTTATCCCACATCCAGCCAAAGAGCTGGGCCATCGGCTCGAATGCCTCGAATACCCCGCTTGAGCGCAGCCCTTCAACAAAGCCGGTAAAGAAAGACTTTATCGGCTCCCAGTAGCGGATCACCATGATGGCCCCAATTGCCAGGGCCGCTATCAGCAGGCCAACCGGGTTGACTGCCATCAGCAGGTTCAGCATGGCTTGGCCGGCCGCCACAATCTTGGTGGCTGCGGCCTGGCGCAAACTGGCCACTGTCATGCCTTGAATGGCCGTTGTCAGCGCCGTGTAAGTACTGGTAAGCCACAGCTGCGCGCCGGCCAGATTACCGAAGGTAAACAGCATCGCCTTGAATGGCAGGTTCAGCGCCCACTGCGCAGCAGCCAGCGCCTTGGTGCGGGTGGTACTTATCAGGGTGCTGAGGCTAAACGCCTGCGTGGAGAGCGTGAGTTTGCCAAGCGTACCATTGAGCAAGGCCAGCACTGGGGATAGGGCCGCCGCGCCGGTGCGCATCATCGCCAGAGCCGCACTGCCGGCACTGATGGTGGCGGTCAGTGCGGTAAACCCTGTCACGCCAACCAATACCACTGTGGTCAGGGTAGGGTATTGCTCGGCAAGGTTACTGATGCCATCAAGCAGCCAGATAAAACCACTGGCGACTCGGTTGACGGTGGGCAACACCGCCTGGCTCAAGGATTCTTGCAGTGAACGCCAACTGCCGCTCAGTTGCTTTAAGGTGTCGGTGTGGGACGCGGCCAGCGCATCAAGCGCCTGGGTACCGGGCGCTTGCATTTCGCCAAGCGCTTTGCGAAAGGTATTCCCCTGGCGCAGCAGGGTCTGAATGACCATCGCCGCATCGCCGGCTTTCTCATCCAGCAGTTCAAACTCGGTGGCGTCCAACTCACCAAAGCGGGCTTTGACCTGATCCAAAATATCCAGGATGGGGCGCATTTGCCCTTTGGCATCGAGGGTGTTGATCCCCAGCTCGCTGAGTTTGCTGCCTTCACGGATAAAGGCTTCATAGAAAGAGGCGGCATCCGACTCGGTAAACTCGGCCTGCAGCGCCCCGACAACCGCAATTTGCTCGGGCAAGCTGATGCGGTAGTTCTTGGCCAGTGACGAGATGGATTCCATGGCGCCGGCCATTTCATCTGCTGTCACCCCAAACGTGCGGGCGGCCACGGCATTCATGTTTGCCAGGTTGGAGACAAAGTCGACTTTGCCGATGCGCTCGGCTTCGTCCTGGTAGGTATGATACAGCCGGCCTAAATACTTGCTGACCGCTTGCACATCGGACTCGGTCGACATGCTGAGTTTGGCTGTGGCGGCGGTTATTCCCGCCAACTCGGACTCATTGACTTCGCCTATCGCCCGTTTGACGGTGCGGGCATGACCGACAAACTCGCTGCTGGCCAGGCCAAACTCGCGGTTAAATGCCTGGGCGCTTTGCCGCAGTGTATCCAACTCACCGTCCAGGCCAAGCCCTTGCAGGGTTTTGAGTTGCCGCTCCAGCTCCACGCCGGGCGCCACGGCAGCATAAACACCGGCGCCTGCGGCAATCGCGGCGCCGGCACCGGCCATCAAGTCATCAAAGTTGCCCCGCAGCTGAGTCTGAAACTCAGTGGCCTTTTGGTTCAACTGCTCCAGGTGACCACCGACTTTGCCGAGGCCGGCACTGAGGCGATCACTGAGGCTGATGTTGACTTTGAGTTCTTCGTTGCGGGTGCTCATTTATTTCCCGGTAAATGCCTTGCCAATGCCGGCGGCGGTACTGGTGCTGCTCAGTTGCCAGTGACGTTTGTCCAACCACATGGCCATGGCCAGGTTGTCGTCGCTGTCATCCTCGCCGGGCAGATAGTGGCGCCTGAGCGCCAACAACTGCCCCAAGGGGTTACGTTCCAGCTGCTCAGCGGCAGCGGTTATTTTTTTAGTGTCACCTCGACACGGGGCGCAAAGTGCTTGACCAAGACCTCACCCATGCTCTGTGGTGCGGCGGGTTGTTCATCCATCAAGGTTTGCAGCGTCGCCTTGTGATCCGCTATCACGGTGGATTCCAGAAACTGGATCACCGCGCCGGATGGGTTGTTGGGGCTGGCGTTCACCAGGCGGTTATAGGCCGCAGTGGTCACCAAGAAGGTGTAGTCAGTGTCTTGGACTGTGAGTGTGAGTTGCTTTTTCATGGGTGTCTCCGGGTTTTCAGTTCGAGAATTTCTTTGATGTGGGCGAAGCCTTGATCGATGCGTTCATCAATGCGCTGCGCCCACAGCTCCAGATCTTGTTTTTTGCTGTAGTGCTCATGCACCAGGGCTTTAAATTCGTGCATTTGCTGACGGTTTTGCTCTATGGCTTCGCGAATAAGCTCCATCTGCTTGGTGTGATGCCGGGCGACAGGCACCACGATGGCGACGATGATGCTCAGGACTGCCAGCAACACGCTGACAAAATCAAGCAGGCCAATGCTCATGGTTTTCCTTTTCTAAAGATGCTGTTTTTGGGGTTGGCGCCGAGCCAGAAATTAACGGCGGCGCCGGTGAAACCGATGATCTGCCCGAAAATAAACACCGCCAGATCCCGGTTTTCCGGGGGAATGACAGTGCCAACCACGACCCAGACCAGATAAGAGGTGATGGCCAGAAACACCAAGGTGACCACGGACACCATGGGGTGATCTTTGTGCTCTTCCCGGGCGTGCTGAATGTCGGCAATGCGCCTGGCTTCGCTGTTGGCCGCTTCGGTCAGTTCGGCCATCTGCAATTGGGTCAACTGAGAGCGGTGCTCATGCTCCAGCTTTTGCAGCTCCAGCAGCAGTTCGGGGTGCGCCCTGAGTGCGGACTCGATGGCCTCGGGTTTATCTTCGACGCCCAGGGCGCCGGCAATCAGACTGCCGACCTTTTCGCCGTAACGGCCGCCGAGCAAGCTGCCAATCAGCGGCGCGGCATTACCAATCAGGCTTTTGACCTTATCCCACATAATCACCTCCGTATTCCTTCAGCCACTGACCACTGACCATTTGCTGGCGGTGACGCTCGGCCCGTTCAGGGGTTTGCAATGCCCAGAGACTGTCCAGCATGGCGTGGCCTGCATCGGTCCAGCGGTTGTCCGCGATGGCTGTCAGCATCTGTTTGAAATGACCAAGGCCGGTGAGGCCCATTTGATAAGCCATCGACAGCAACACGGCTTGGCGGGCATGGTTGCAGTTGCACATGGCGGCGTTGATCAACGGGTGGCGATAGGTCTTCTCGGTGAGTTCATCCACCAAAGAGGCCAGCCAGGCGTTGCAGGTGCGGTCATTTAGCTCAAAGGTGTAGTGTTCAAGCGGCGCGCCTTTCGGGCCAATCCGAAAACCGATGCCGATGGTCGGGAACCCCTCTTTGCAGTAGTAGGGTTTGAGCTTGCGGCCTTCTTCCAGATTGAGCAGGGTGATGACATTCGCTGCCATTAAAAGTCCCTCGTCGTGAATTGGCTGAGGTAGGGGACGCCATCAATCTTGATGAAGTCCGGCGAGGAGACAAAGCCTTCCAGACTGTGTTTGTTCTTGTCGGCGTTGCTGGTATCAATGTTGAGCAAGTCGGTGAGTTTGAGCTTGACGCCGAACAGCTCCAGGTGTTGCTCTTGCTTGAACGCTTTGCCGAAGCAGTCGATGTCAAAGGGCTCCAGATCTTGCCAACTGCCGGCCGCCTTGGCGGCTTCGGTCAGAATGGCAAACTGCACCGAATCCAGCTCCAGGGTGACCGCGGCTTCCGAGGTGCCGAGGGTAAAGCCATCGGTGACTCCGCGAGTCATGGCGACTTGTGTGTTGTCGGTGATGCTGACACTCATGTTGTCTACCATCACCAAGTGACTGCCTACGCGAATATCGAAGGCCATTGCAGAGAGTTTCATGCTCATCGGTTGCTCCTTAATGACTCAAGTACAGCATGACGCCGATGCTGATAGCTTTGGGGCTGTTCCAGGGCGTGGCTTTGACGAACAGTTGCAAGTGCTCGTGTGATAGCCAGTTGAGGGTGATAGCGTCATCACCGGGAGGCTGGATTTCACCCGGGAAAGGGGTGCCGGCAATGGTGGTGCTTTTCGCCATTTCCCGCAGGGGGGCGGCGAACTGGCTTTTAGCGGCAGCCATTGAGCTGGGCGAAGAGTTGACGCTGCGGTCGGCAATACTGGGAATGGCCAGAAGTCGAACCCGGCGAGCGGCTTTCATCAAGACCCGCAGATGTTCAATGACCTGAAAGTCACCGCCTTCTGCATCCAGGGTGCGGCCATCGGCCCAATACACTCCGTCATAATCCGGGAATGTGGCGATCACATTGAGGCGGCTCTTTTCCATGGCCTGCAGGGTGGCGCTGTCAACTTCTTGCCCTTCACTGTCCTTGACTGGGGCACCGAGGCCAACCAAGGCGCCGGTTTTGACACGCATCGGACTATCGGCAACGGTGACACTGCGATTGCACAGGCGCCCGGCCAGACAGCCCAGGTTGTTACCATGGGTGGGGGGAACCAGCATCACCGCCTCGGCTTTAACGCCATCTTGCAGCGCCGTCATGGCAGCGAGGTACTGGGCCCAGGTTTCTGTTACCGGGGCGGCTTTGCTGCTTTTGCTGCTGACTTCTTCGGTGAGTAGGCCGCGAAGATTGAGCATCACAAATGACCAGCGCGCCCACTTGGCTACCAGTTCGCTGTGCAAGCTCTGTGCTTGGGTCAGTACGGCTTTGTCACTGACCGGATCGCAATAGACAATCCCTTCAAAAGAGCCGGTTTTCTGCGCCAGCCTGGCGGCTTGCTCCCAGGTGGTGTCGGCATCGAGTGCCCAGACACCGGCGGTCCAGTTCTGGCCGCCGTTGAGCATGGCGGCCTGCAGCTGGGTTTTCAACGCACTGTCTGCGGCGCCAAGCAGTTGATCAAAATCAGTCTGGGTATTGGCATTGAGCAGTACGTTTTTTTCAGACGCCGCCGGACAGCTGCCGATGAACAGCAAATGCCGTTCAATCTCGGTGGCCGGCCCTTGGGCCTGATTGAGTAAACTCACGTTAATAGTTGGATACATAGTCAGTCCTGTGGATTGAGTAAGAAGCGCTGCAGCTCAGCCATGACGACATCGTCATGAGTGGACAGCAGCTGCCTGGCGGGAACCTTTATCGTCCAGCGCAATTTGGCGCGGCGGCCGGTCAGGCGTTTCAAGATGGTGACGGCCTGGCGCTCGGATAGATGGGTGCGGATCCATTTAATGGATGGCGCTTTGTCTTGCGCTATCCCCCGGCCATTTTTATGACGGATGGTGTAGCCGGCGTGCTTGAGGGCCTTTGCCAGTTTGGGGCTTGGCGGGCCGTCATTGCGGCGTCGATACATGCGAGCGGCTTGTTTGGCGGTGCGTTGCTGGATCATCCCGTGGTGGTGCTGATGGGCAATCATTCGCCGGATGCGGTGTTTGAAGCTGATCTCCACTTCATCCCCTTGCACCCGGTAACTGAGATAACGCCCCATACCCACCAACTGGCGCTTTTTGGGTTTATGGCGCTTGATAGGTTGCCAAGATCGCCCCTGTGGCGTTTGGCCTCGGCGAATATGGGCGGCGTTGGCTCGCAGGGCTGCTCGCCCGAGCCGTTGAGTCAGCTTGGTGCGTTGCCCTTTGGTCAATTGCATGGCTTGGAGTTGCATCAGCAATTTATCCAGGTTGAGGATAGGTGCATCACTTGCCATCGCTGGTCTCCAGCTCAGTCACCACCTGGATACTTTCAGCCACATACAGTGGCGGCACGTCCAGGCGCCAGCGGCGGTTATCCAATAGCACCGGGCCTTGGGTGTCCGGGATCAGATGCATGGCTTCACACAGCATCACATCGATATCAATGTCGATTTTGTTGTCATCGACCTTGTTGGTATCAATGCGAATTTGCTGCTCTTCAGGGCTGAGCATGTCGCGGTCACTGTCGTGCTCCATCACCCAGGCGCCTACCTGGGCAAACAAACTGGCGGTATCAACCAAGGCAAAGGGCACATCTTCCATGTGAATGGCGCTGGTATAGATAAAGTGCGCCAGGCGTAGGCCGTTGCCTTCATCTTTGGGAGCGAGTACCAGCGCGGCCGGCTCCATCCAGCTTTCAACCTGGTGATGCAAGGTGGCCGGAAGGTGCGCCAATAACGACTGCGTCAGGGCGCGGTGCAAATAGCCGGTACTCATATCAGCGTCACCCTGACATCGCTGCAATCAAGCAGGCGGTTAATGTGGGAATCCGCCTCTGTCATTAGCGTGGCCCTGGGTTCCCGCTCTTGCTCATAGGCGTTGTTGGCTTCGCTGCGTTGAACAACGGAGGCAAACTCGGGCAGTAACAGCGCCTTGGCGCGGGCATGAACCGCGTGCCGGTAACACTCGGCAGCCCAACTGCTGCCACTGAGTTGCAAGCCGGGAATATCATTGGCCGATGTGATCCCAAGGTGCTGCCAATGCACCGTCTTATGTGCGAGCAGGCTGTTGGTGTGCGTTGCCGCATTCAGCAGCGCGGCCGCCATCACTTCGCCGGCCAGCTCTGCCGGCAGTTTTCGAAGGCGCTGAAACTCGCTCACCGACAAGTCCGGCCAAAAGCCGTTATTGGTGATGGTTTGTTCCACTTGGGTGGTGGGATTACCGTTGAACATATCAGCGCCTTTAATGGGTGCGGTGCAGCCGGGATAAACACATTGGGTGATTGAGTGAACTCAATGGCAATGGATTGTCCCCGACCGCCCCGCGTGGGGTAGTCATTGGTTATTCAGGGCGTTAAGACGCATCTGAATACGGGTTATCAGGGTTTTGACCCCGATTTTGGGATACTCCTGATGGGCCATTTCAAACAGCTTGAGGGCGGTTTCCAGTGTTTGGCGGTCATGGATATGGCTTGGTAAACCGTTGTCTGCCGCTTGGCTCAGCACATATTGGCCGGCCAGTTTGCAGTAGCGGGCACACAGCGCCTCGGGTAATCGCCAGTCACTGCGCATGTGGCTCAGGACTATCGCAAAATAGGGATCTATCGGTTGCCGGGCCTCGAATTGACGCTCGGCCCATTGATAGATGGTGTCGGCGGCAAATACGCACAGTGGCCGCCTGAACGGGCTGGGTTGCCCCTGTTTGATGGCGGTGCCGGCATAGGCCAGGGCCAGATCAAACTGCTCAGTGTCAAACAGCCAGATGATGCATTGCACAAAGATGGTGTGGACATAGACTTTCCCCGCCGCCAAATAGCGCTCCACTTCCGGCAGATAGCGGGGCAGCAGCGTGTCCCGTTTATATGCCTGACGGTCTTCCTGGCGACTGAGTTGTTTGATGAAGCGGATATCTTCATCAAACTGCCGGTGCAGAGTGCCGTTGTCGGTACCGAGGCTCGGCGCCGACACAAAGGTTTGCTGTTCTCGCCAATCGGCGGCAGGGGAAATCATGTTTTACTCCGACACCAGCGAGGCCGCGACATCGGCGGTTGAGGCCGGGCCATTGCCGGTTGCCTCTTTATCTTTGCTGCCGGCTTTAGTATTGGCTTGCGCATCGGCGCCGGACTCTTGTTCCTTGGGTTCCTTGGGTTCCTTGGGCTCCTTGGCATCCAGCGTCAGCGAGGCCGGGGCGGCTTGCGGGGCGTCCGGATTGGGGCCAATGGTCACTGCCGACTCGTCAAAGGAGGCGTAGGCTTCCAGGCGACCAACGGCATAACCTTCCATACGCCAGTAGCTGGACTCGAACTGCATCCGATCTTCATTGTCAGCGGCCTTGCGGCGGCGAGAGCCTTTCTGAGTCAGGATCTGCAAGTTCTTCAGGAAGGTCACCACCACCCGTTTCCCAGGGAAAAACGGCGGCACGTAGGCTTTGCGACCGGCAATGGTCTTGGCCAGGCTCTGGGCGGCCTTGTGCTCTGTGGGGGTATCAGCCGCTTCCAGCAGACGGTGTTGCTCGGCGCTGACCAGATCACGCCCCACCAAAACCACCAGATTCGGGTCGTTCTGGTAGACAGGATCGATTTGGCTATTGATAAGGTCCTGCACCATGGAATCGAGGTTCTTGTATGTCCCTTTGCCGCCGGCATCCAGATAAACCGGGGTGGTGACAATCTGCTCCGGGGCGCGTTCTTTCACGAACTGCTGCCAGCCTTTGTTAACGTCCTGGCCCAGCGGATAAGTGCTCGGTGCGGTAGGGCGGGCGACCTTGATGCCGTTGAAACCGATTTTCAGCATGTCCAGGGCAAAGTTCTTGTTGGCGTTGTTGGTCATCAACTTGATGAACTGGCCTTCAGTACCGCTGTTGCCCCATACCGCCAACTCGGCCCAGGTGACGGCCCAGCAGGAGTCGGTTTCGACCAGCTCATACTTGATCCCGTCTTTACCCGGGTAGGCACGGAAACGGGCATTGTCACCGCGGCCGGTCATCAAGGTGCCGGTACCGACATCAATAACCTGGCCCTGGATTTGGTCTACATCCAGCAGAGACAGCTCTTTGAGGAATGCATCGGATTCGAGGATCTTCTGCCGCAGCTTGATCTCCATCGGCTCCGATAGACTGAACTGCTTGGTGGCGTCATTGATCCCATAGGCCTTTTGAATGGCCAGGGTGTACTGATTGAGGCAATGCTCAGTGCGCGTGGTCTTACTCATTACACCACATCCTCATAGTCATCAGCGCCGGTGATGCCGGCAGGGTTGGGCTTTTGGCCGCCGGGAATGGCGCCCAGCTGTACTATCTGCTGTTGCATTTGCGCCAGCTGTCCAGCCAGTTGGGTGACTTGCTCACCGGTGCTTTTCAGCGCCTGGTTTTCACTTTCCAGCTCGGCCAGACGCGCTTTGAGCTGGGTGAGTTCATCGCCGTGCGTGTCGGTGTCTTGGGTGTCATCTTCGGCTTTCGGTGCCGGCTGTGATGGCGCGGCGGCGAGTTTACTTAACAGGGTCAATGCCTGGTTCATCTGCTCGGAGAGCTGAGTCAGGGCATTGTTATCGGGATCAGGCATAGTGACTTCCGTTTGAGAGGGTTTGGGTGTTTCCGGGTGGTGCCGGAATTGGCTCAGGGATTGCGCCAGGCGGGCAAATACGCCCGGCTCGGGTTTGGGAGCTAGCGTGGCCAGCTCAATAGGCAACTGCTCAGTGACCGCCAGGCGTTGCTGCTGGCTGCTTAATTGGATGCGTTCAAGACCAAGGCAAGCCGGCTGATCGGTAAGGGCGGCACCGACCAGGTAAGGCTTGCCGGTATCAGAGAAATCGGGGTCAATCTCCAGCGACATATAGCAAAGCTGCTGGCGCTCATTGAGACGCAGCATGTCACTGGAAGGGCGCAGCTTGGCGTAAATCGCGGTCTTGTCACCGAATGGCTCAGCCTTAATGGCCAGCACATCACCTACCGGGGAGCGGTCATAGCTCCACTCGTATAGATGCACCGGATAAATACGGGCTTCATACAAAGCGGGATCATAGTTGGCGGCAATATCCAGCAGCACCTGCGCGTCCAGCGGACGTTTATCGGCGGTGGTGCCGGAGGTGCATACCCGGATCCAATCTGTGCTGAGAGTTGATTGCGGCATGGTGGTGCTCATCCTGAAATTTGGCTCAGGATAGGCGCAGTCAGCAGGCGACGCATGCGCGTCAATCCCGGCTTATTCCGATATTGACCATCGCGGAATAGCCCGGAATAAAAGCGCATTGGACCGGGAGTTTGGCCCCCTATGATGGCCGCATCTGTTCCCCACTAATGCAGTCATGGCCTACAACGAAGAAATCCGTCACGCCGCCCGCCGCCTTTTTCTGATGCACCGCACCCCGGATGAAATCGCCCGGGAGCTGAACTTGCCGCGCAGTACGGTTTACGCCTGGATCTCCAAATATGCCTGGGCAGAGCAACTGCATGAGTTCGGCTTGCTGGAGAGTATCGAGCGCCGGGTGCAGTCGCTGCTGGATATACCGGTCAAGAACAGCCTGCAGGTGAAAGAGCTGGAGCTGCTGATTGACCGGCACTTGAAGCTGGTCGCCGCCAAGTTAAAAAGCACCGCCCAGAGCGAGGCGAGTCAGCAGGCTATCAGCCCGGGGCCGGGTAGCAGTGATGACAAACCGAAAAGTAAACGCCGCGGCCGTCCGATAAAGAATGATGTCACCTCGCTGAGTGAAGCAGATCTGGAGAAGTGGCTGGCGTGCCTGTACCCGTTCCAAAGACGGATGCACGACAACCTGCACCAGCGGATCCGCAATATTCTGAAATCACGGCAGGTGGGCTGGACATACTACTGCGCCGGCGAAGCCTTTATGCAGGCTGTGTTGACCGGTGATGACCAAATCTTCCTGTCAGCCAGCCGGGCACAGGCTGAGGTCTTTCGTACTTACATCATCAAAATTGCCCATGAGCTGTTCAATATCGAGCTGTCGGGCAATCCGATTGTGCTGCATACCGCCAAAGGAAAAGCCACGCTGCGTTTCCTGGGCACCAACTCCAATACCGCGCAGAGCTACTCCGGCCACCTCTACACCGATGAGTATTTTTGGATCCGCGACTTTGCCAAGGTGAAGAAGGTATCCAGTGCGATTGCGACCCATAAGCACTGGCGCCTGACCTACTTCTCCACGCCTTCCAGTGAAGAGCATCCGGCTTATCCGTTCTGGACCGGGGATGAATGGAAGGGCAATGACCCTAAGCGTAAAACCGTCCCCTTTCCCACCTTTGATGAATACCGCGATGGCGGTCGTTTATGCCCCGATGGGCAGTGGCGCTATGTCATCACCATGGAAGATGCGGTCGCCCAGGGCTTTGACCTGGTTGACCTTGAGCAGCTGCGTAACGAGCGCTCTGAGCTGGAATTTCAAAACCTGTTCATGTGCGTGTTTGTCAGCAGCGCCAACGCCATTTTTACCCTCAACAAAATCATGCACTGCATGACAGATTCGGCTCTTTGGCGGGATGTTGCCTGGCATACGCCGCGGCCGTTCGGGGAAAAGGCGGTGTGGATTGGTTATGACCCGAGCCGCACCACGGATCCGGCCTCATTGGTGGCGATTGCGCCGCCTGAAACGCCCAAGTCCCCGCATCGCTTACTGGAGCGGGTACGCCTTAAGGGGATGTCCGCCAAGTACCAGGCGCAGCAAATCTTCAAGATGTGCGGCAAGTACCGAGTTACCCACATTGGTATCGACATGACCGGCATTGGCCGGGATGTCTACGACTTGGTTTATGAGAAATATCCGGGGATCACCATGGGGTTTCACTACTCCATCGAGTCGAAAAACTCCCTGGTGTTCAAGATGGTGGATTTGGTGGATGAAAAACGGCTGCTGTGGGATGCCGATTACAAAGACATTGCGCTGTCGTTTTTGGCGATACGCCGGGTGGTGACCCGCAGCGGTAACAGCGTGACCTTTGCCGCCAACCGCACCCAGGAAACCGGGCATGCAGATGACTTTTTTGCGCTGGCTCATGCCTGTAGTAAAGAGCCTTTGAACAACGAAATAGAGAGAAAGAGTGAATGGAAAATTTACTGAGTGACGCCGGCGCCGAGCAGCAAGACAGTGTGATGGCGTTTTCATTTGGCAGTGCCGAGAGGCTGCTCAAGGATACCTGGCTGACCGACATGGCCGGCGTTCGCCTCAATGAAGAGTTTGGATACTATGAGCCGCCGCTTGACCGCAAACTGCTGTATCAGGTTGCCAATGGCAATGCCTACCAAGGGCCGGTACTGCTGGCGCGGCGCAATATGATTTTGAACGCCATTCAGACCAAGGGAAAACTGACCCGCAATGTCCTGGGGCCGGCTATTCACAACTACCTGCTGTTTGGCGATATGGCCTTATTGAAAATCCGCAATCGAGCCAGCGGTGTCGTGGAGGCCTATCCGCTGTCGACCCACTATTTACGCCGCTGCCCGGATGGGCACTTCAAGTACCTGGAAGAGGATGTGTACGGGCATGTTACCGCCCGGCCATATCGGGCCGAGAATGTGGCCTTTTTGCCGCAGTATGATCCGATGCAGCAAGTGTATGGCATGCCGGATTATATCGGTGGTCTGCAATCCGCCATGCTCAATACCGATGCCACGCTGTTCAAGCGGCGCTACTACAAGAACGGCGCCCACATGGGTTACTTGCTGTACGCGTCAGATCCGAAACTCAGTGATCCGGACAAGAAGGCGATAGAAAGCGCCCTGGCTCGCAGTAAGGGGGCGGGTAACTTTCGCAATATGTTTATCAATATCCCGGATGGCAAAGAGAAGGGGATCCAGGTGATCCCCATTGGTGACTTTTCTTCCAAAGATCAGTTTGCCAGCGCCAAGAATATCAGCGCCCAGGATGTGTTGACGGCCAACCGCTTTCCGGCCGGGATGGCGGGGATTATTCCCCAGGGCGCGGCAGGGCTTGGGGATCCCCTCAAAACCAATGATGTCTATCAGAGCAATGAAGTGCTGCCACTGGCGCGTGATATTGTGGAGTTTATCAACAGTGACCCCGACTTGGCTAAGCTGGGATCACTGAGTGTGCGTGAACCTTAATTGGGTTTCACCCACACCAACCCCTGGGGGATGAATGGGTCAACAACTGGCAGCTCCATTCCAGCATGGATCCCCAAGTTGGTCAGCGCCACAGCAAACTCGGCATAATACCACTCTTTTCTCTAATGAAGGGCCTGATGAATAGATTACCAACTGACGCTTGATATCATCAAAAGGTATGCTTGATGTCAAGTATTGAATAGGGAGGCCTTGAGCCTCCCTTCGGATAGTTAAACTCTTGTTGTGGTCGCTTGCTTGATTAATTCATAAATCACATCACCTGCAAACTGAGTTTTAAATTCTACTTTCACTTCTTTACTGATCTGGTTGAAAAGTTCCTTAGCGTGCTCAATCTTACGCTCTTCTTCTTTTCTAAGGTTCTCTTTCCCTTCAATATTCTTTGTTTCTATAATAAAGTTCAAGTATTCACCCTTGCTAGTTTTTACCACGTAAGCAAAATCAGGTGAGTAAGTGTAACCACCAGATACAGGGATCTTTATTGAATTTTTAGGAAGCTTAGTAAAGACCGATACAGATTCAATTTCACCATCGGTGATATTACGTTTCTCAAGTTCAGAATCGTAAAAAACATCTTCAAAGAGATAAGTGTCTAAAGGCGTCAAAGAGTAATCTGAATGGATACCGAGATCGCTTGCTGCAACATTTTCTCGAGGTTGACCATTTTCATCAGTAAATTTAGTTGGGTGCAGACTGTTAGATATGATGTTATAGCCAAGGCCAAACTTGTTAAATGAGTTATGTAACAAGAATTTACTAAAGCCAGATTTAATTTTTCTGATTGTCTGAATGTTCAAGTAATCGGTAATGTTAATTATATCTTGTACTGACACAAAAGCTCTGTGCAGTGTAGATGGCTTGATTAGAGCCGTTTTTGATAAGGTATTAATAAACTCTTTGTATGTCATAGTACAGAACTTAGTGAAGTCATCATCATCACCAAAAATCGTTTTTGACATGGCAGTATTGTTACTCATGTAAATTTTTTCAATACGTGTTTGTACACCTGTTTTTTTAAACTTATCTGACTGTTCAAGTAAGTATTTGGTAAAAAGGTTTAGAAAATCTTTCTCACTAGCTATTTTGTATTCTAGAATGGCTTTCTGATTGATGACTTCCCATAGTTTTTTAAGTTCATCAAACTTACCAATACGCATTTTTGAACGACTCTTGCCTTCTGTTGCTACTTTGATTTTGCCTTTTTTAATGCCACTTGGGAAAGCTTCAGGATAAGACTCTTTTAATTGCGTATAAGCAGTCGCTCCAAGTAAGTTTTTACTTTTGTCTATAATCCCTTTCTCAAGCAGAACTATCATCAAGTCGAGCGCTTCAAGGTTAGGGTATTTCGATAATATTTTATCTTCTAGTTCTTGAGTCAATTTAGATGGAACTGTTTCTTTGAAAGACGTTTGATTCACTTCTTGCACTAAGGACTCGACAAAATCTTTTTCTGTAAAATCAACAAAGTAATTCAGTCTAAACTCACCATTCACACGAGCCATATACTCATTGACTGGCAAACGTAGACCACGTCCGACTTCTTGAAGCTTCGATGTTGTACTACCACTTGAGCGTAATTTACAAAGCGTAAAGATATTTGGATTATCCCACCCTTCTCGAAGGGTCCACTTAGAGAAAATAAAACGTCTAGGATTATCTAGCGATAGAAGTAGCTCTTTATCGTGCAGAATTTCATTAATCTCTTGCTCTATTTTTTCATCTTTATCACTATTATCCTTTGAGAAGTAACCACCGTGAACACTGCTTATATCAGCGATAGTTTTCTCTAAATATCGTTTATAGAACTTATCTGTTTCTGTTTTTAGTAGTGCCTTTGCTTCAGCTAACGTCCACTCCTCGAACTTGGTTTTCAAGCTGCCAGAGATATTATTTCCATCACGGTATCCCTCAATGTCGTCAATAAAAAACAAGGTTAATGGCTTAATTCGAGGGCGTTGTGTTAGCATTTCTCTTTCGACCTTGAAATGCTCTTTAATCGCTCTACGCATCATATTGTCTTCAAGTGTATCAGAGTATGAGTAAGGGTTAATTGATTCATTAACTTTCAACTCAATACCATTGCTGAGTACAACCATCTTTGTATTCATCGACTCAATGTATAAGTCATGAATTTCAGGGTGAGTTTTTGCTAAAGATTCACCTTTTCCAACTTTGACAATAGTTTTTGAACCATTTTCATTCAACTCAAAGGATGCTTCAATAGTTGTAGACTTTTTAAGTGTTAAACTGGCAGTATCATCTCCCACCATTTCTTCAATGAACGCATTGACACCTTTAACGAGGTCATCATTGAATGCATCAACGGCGGTCAATCGATAGACAAGGTTTTCATACTCTTCATTGAATGTTGCACCATAACGAATGATGTATTGCGCATTAAACTTCTCAATATTTTTCCACGTGGTCTTAGCTTTCGGAAACTTATGAGGCTCATCAATAATAACAAATGGGTTTACCGCACTTATAGCCTGAATTGGCGTGTTATATCTATTATCTAACAAACCACGGTCATACACTTCAGTCAAAGATGGTGAATTCACCATTCCTGAGTTAATCACCATTACGTGGATGTATTTCTTATTGTAATTGTTTGCTTCAACAAAATCGTGAATGGCCTGAGGCATATAAGATTTTGTATTTTTATTAGAGGACTTTTTGCTCTCTACCACATACGTTTTAAGTTCCCGCTCTGTTTCTCGAAAGTGGTCTTTGAGTGCATCACTTTTAAGAAAGTTTACAGTGCCGGCTTTGATAGAAAGAGTAGGTACAATGACAATAAACTTATTGATACCAAAGGTTTTGTTTAACTCAAACATTGTTTTGGTATAGGTGTAAGTTTTACCTGTTCCCGTTTCCATTGATACGTCAATAACATTACTGTTTTCATTGTAATACTCTTTGCTGTGCTCGATTCCGTTAAACTCGTGAATTGCTTTGATGTTTGAGCGAAGCTGTTGCTTGGTTATTGAAAGTTTAGCGTTTGCTAACATTCTGATGCTATGATCATCAGCTTGTTGAGGCTCTGCACCAATAAACATATTAAGAACTGCATCGACACCTGCTTTTTGGTGTGGTAGGTTCTTTTCAAAAGTAAATCCTTTGCTCATTAGTTACGTACCACCACGTCAATTTCGATAGATTTTTTATTTGCGTAGTTCTTCAGTGCTTCGTTCAATTCCATTTGTTTAACACTATCGAAATTATTTGAATAGTAAACGATCTTGTTTGGATAAAAATCTTTATCTTCAGTGTCATCTAGTCTATGAAGTAAAGCTCTAAGTGCATTGCTACTAAACTCTGGAGCAATCATATATAAACGTCTATCGCAGAGATGTGCGATATATCCATCCAAATCTATATCGTAGATTGGGGTTGTTAATTCGCAACCATCATAGAGAGCCCACGTAGTAAGTAAGGTATAGTATTGTTCATCAGTAAGAAGGACATCGTCAAACATTGTGAAGTTGACTAGTGATAGTTCTTTTTCATCGTCTTCTACTCGGAAGTCATCAACTGTTTCAAAGATCTTGAAACCAAGGTCTAGATTATTGTTTTTACAATTTCTATTAATAACTTCAGAAGCTCTAATTATGCGAGTTTTTGTAACATCAAAAACCGTTCTATATCCTTTTTTATATAACTCAGTATCATGCCCAATTTCTTCGTCAAGCTGAACGCTAATAAATTGAAATCTACTATTAATACGACTGTTTAAGTTTAAAACAGCATTTGCTGTTGTTCCTGAACCAGAGAAAAAGTCCATAACAATGCCATCGTCTTTACAAGAAAATGAAATCAACTCTTCAATTAGTTTTGTTGTTTTTGGGTTAGTAAATGCTTTGACCACATCTGGGAATAGAGATTTAAGCTCATTTGCACCCGCTCGACCATCCAAATGAAAAACTGAGCTCAATTTTTGTTTATAGTCTTTTGCGTAAACTTTGATCTCTACAAGTTTATCTTCCGTTTCACCAAAAATAATACGGCCTTCAGAAATCATTCTATTCATGGATTCTTCTGGAAACCTGTATCCCATCAATGGTTGTTTACAAGGTTTTCTAGTCGTAGGGTGAATGATGTCATACCTGTATCCTTCTTTACCAGGGTTATGTACACCTCTTTCGCCAGAGTAAACTCCATGTTTATCAATAAACTTATAGTTTTCTAATGGCCATAGCTCGCTTTTATTTTCTCGATACCAAGTAGTGTATGCTGATTGAAGTTCTTCAGGGTTTTGATATTTTGAATTGAACTCTTCACCCACGCGTATAAGCAGATCCTTAACATCAGATAAATTTGATTTCCATTCGTTAGCAAGTAGGGACTTCTGTTTTGAGTATACAATTATATATTCATGTTCAATTGCTATGTTAGAAGGGTTATTGTCAGTGACATTTTTCCAAATAATTGTTCCGACATAGTTTGCTTCACCAAAAACTTCATCGCATAGGAGTTTCAACTGTGATTGTTCATTATCATCGATAGAAATGAACACTACTCCATCGTCAGTCAAAAATTCTCTCGCAACATACAGTCGAGGATACATAAAAGTTAGCCAAGCACTATGACTACTAGAGTTTTTGTCAGTAAATTCTAATATTCTTGATGCTTCATCAAGGCTGATTCCTGCCAGCTCAGACAACTGTTCTTTGGTAAAGTTACGATTATCTTGGTATGTAAAGCCGTCTTTTCCAGTATTGTAAGGAGGATCGATATATATCATCTTAACCTTCTCACTATAGGCATTAACTAGATGTTTTAAAATCTCAAGATTGTCCCCTTTGATAAGCAAGTTTTTACTATCTTTATTTTTTTCTAGAGAGTTGTGCTTAGCATCTGCATGAATTAGAGTTTTAGGTGGCAGGTTCGCTAACAGGCGTGAGTATGACTTACCCAGCCAGTTTAGTGAGTAACTTTCTTTCGATAATTCAATTTCACTTTTATTTACAACCTCAAGCATTCGTTCTTGAATGAAGTTACCATCACGATCAAAGCAATTGGGGAAGTACTTCTTGAGAATTGTTAGCTGCTTACTGTTTGCAGTTTCTATATTTGAATATACGGTCTCTTTTTTTATGTTCATTTTCATTCCAAAATAAATGAATTACTATTAATCGTTATCTGATTTTAGTATGATTTTAATAGATGCTTCGGTAAGGCCAATCCTAATTAACTCAGCGATAGCACCGTCTAAACTCTTAAATATACGAGCTTCATAAGGTTGCCTAGAACTACTCAATACAAGTGGTTCACCATTCCACTCCTCACCGTTAAAAACTACTGTATACTCACTCTTAAAGCCCACTATTTGCGCTTGATCTAAAATGCCACTCTTAACTCTCTCTTTTGCCATAGAGCTAAGAATACAATTTCCACCTTTTAACCCTGAAATCATCCTGACTCCCTCAATAGTTGTTTTTTGCTACGATATCAAATATCGTAGCAAAACTACAGTATTGATTGGGTTTTTAATAGGCAGTTATTTATGCAGTATTTGAGAAGTCGATACTGTATGAATAAATTTAAAGCAAAAAACGATGCCGGAGCATAAGCTAGAAGGATCGACAGTCTTATCACCATCGATACTTACGTCAGTGTGGTTCTAATACGGTTGAGTAAATCTTCATTCAACTCTACCCCGATGAAGTGCCGACCCAGTGCCTTGCAGGCTTTTCCGGTAGAGCCTGAACCCATAAAGCAATCCAAGACAACGTCTCCGGGGCGACTGCTGGCATTAATGATGTGCTCGAGCATGGCTGCGGGTTTTTCACAGGGATGTTTGCCTGGGTAGTAGGGCACAGCGGGGTAGTGCCAAACATCGGTAAACGGTACATCCTTGGATACCCTGAATGGCCGGCGTAAGTGCTGGTACTGTGCTTTCAAGTCATCAAACTCTTGTGCCAAACCTTGGTATTGTCGCTGCAGCGCCACAAACTCAGTTTCCAGCGTGTCATAGTCCCGCTCCAGCGCCTTTTTAGTAAACAAGGCCTGCAGCTTTTGATACTGCTCAGCATTGGGTAATTGCCATTGTGAAGCGGTAAACCAATGGCTGGCCATCTGGGTTCCGGTGGCTTGATTGATCTCCTTGTTGCTGACGCCGGCGCGGGCCCTTTCTTCCTGGAAGTAGTTAATCAAGGGAGCAAAGACATGCTGGCGCAGCGCTTTGCACTTTTCATAGTAGCCACTGCGGCCCTTGGCGAAGCCTTCCGCGCCGTAGTGCTCGCACATAATAATGCGCTCAGTTGCTCGGAAGTAGGAGCGCAGCTCACTTTTACGGGTGCGGTTCCAGGGGCCGGAAGGCTTGGCCCACACTATGTGGTTCAGGATATTGAAACGGCTTCTGAGTAGTAACTCGGTGTCGGCTGCCAACTTGGGGCCGCAAAATAGGTAGAGGGTGCCGGCTGGTTTCAGGACACGCCACAACTCGGCGCTGACGCTATCAAGCCAGGCCAGAAAGCTTTCTACATCAGGCCATTGATTATCCCAGGCATCCGGCTTGACTTGAAAGTAAGGCGGGTCGGTCACAATCAGGTCAACGCTATTGTCGGGCAGTTTAGTCAGTTCGGTGAGGCAATCACCGTGAAGCAGTGTTAGGTTGGAAGTCATTAACATTACCAGGCTGGGTGCTCTTGGCGCTCTGGTTAAGGTGTTTACATCGAGGACATTTGATTTCTATGTCCGCGAGTTGGCCCTGGATACGGGCCAGCAATTTGGTACAACGGATACAACGAAATTCGGTCATTAAAAGATGGATACTGTTTTTATGTACAGTATACCCGTTAGCCCTTTTGGGCACTACCTCTTGACCGACTGAAAAGGTTAAATCAGCTGCAATTGCTTGATAATTTTGGCCCGTTGTTGAGGCTCCAATGAACGCACCAGGTTGACCATCGCCTCGGATGTTGATTGCAGCCCGGGGTTGAGCGTGTGTTGATGTGACCAGGTCGCCACGAACGTATGACCACAGTGGGGATTTGTGCAGGTGCAGTACATCTTGGCATAACCGGGGATTGCATCCTTGGTGCTTTGGATAATGGCTTTTTGTCCGCAGGTTCGGCAAGTTATGCGCATGGGTTCTCCTGATTGGGTAGTGCTAAGCCGTTCAATTGTTCGATTAAGCCGGCCACTTGGTTAAGCCTGGCGATGGCTCGGCGTAAGTTGGCGCTGTCGAGACGGTTAAAGGCTGCAGCATTATTGATGCTGAAGCCTTTGCAAAAGTAGTCAGTTAACCCACCTCTTATGGCGTCAGAGCGGATATTGGTCAGGGCCAGCAGGATCGCTATTCTGGCCGGCGACTCATTGCCCTGGATGAGCATGTTCATGCTTGTGTTGTTCCTCCATGGTTTGTACCAAATCGGCCAGGGGGATGCCTTGAATGGCACGATATCGTGGTGGTGAGTAACGCAATTGCCCATCATCGACCCACCATTGTTCCCCTTCATCGTTCACCAGGGTTTGCCCCTTATGTAATAGCCGGTCAATATCTTCCGGATGGGTGATCCCTATGTGGCGTAATGCGGTTTTCAGACGCGGTGGCAACTCAGCTGCAGCGGGGTCTGTACACTTATTCCTACAAGTCCAAGGAAGAGCAAAAGCACCAGACAACAGCGAAAGTTCACTGTTTTGAGGCTGGCGCCACTTGGGCATGATCTCTTTCAAGGCTTTACGGGATAGCCGTTCTTCTTTGGGTTTGGCCTTTTCGCTGTCAAAAAGGGCAGCGCGTTGGCGCTTCAAGGTGTTGACTGCGTCTTTTTCTGCATCGGTGGCACTGCGCAGCTTCCAGCGCTCACCTCGTGTAACCAACATCCGAGCACGACCAAAAGCGATGCCCTCAAGTCCCTGAATGCGCTTGACGGCTTCGCCATACTCATTGCCGCATTCGGTGATGTCGTAGCTGAGTCTCAGTTGGGCCTGGGTCATCGCTTCTTCAAAGGTTTTCCAGTCTGAGCTGCAAGCCGCGGCGCGGGCGGCTTCAATTTCCGGTGACTGTGGCCCACTTTTAAGGCGGCGCAGCTCCCGCCATATCTGTACGGATTGAGTGCCGTAAAATTGAAACTGGCGCAGGCGGTGCCGGCTGGCCCAGGCGGTAGCCCACTGTGCGCTGTCGGCGACTTGGGCGCCGGTTTCAAAGTCCAGTTCGCCCTGCATGTGCTCGCCTGCGATGTTTTTGGACAGGTACTTGATGACATAGCCAACGGCGCTGCCGCGGGTCTTGTCTATTGGATCAATAATCAGTCGGTGGGCCTCGGCCCCTGGCTCGTTGCCGTCGATTTGAAAGGCATACTTATGAAATATGGCTTTGAAATCGGCTTCATGCTGTGGGTGAATAAAGCACACCAGGTGCCAGTGTGGGGTACCGTCTTTGTGTGGCTCGGCAACGCGTAGGCCGGTCATTGCGATATCACGGTACTTGAGCGCAGAGCGAATTTTGGCAAACTGGCCCACCAGGTATTGCTGTGCTTCACGTGGGCTGCCTAAGTGCCATTTGGTTGATACCCGGTGAAAGCGGCTTGGGCAGGTCAGCGTCACCATAAACCCCTTCATGCCCGCTTCATCAGCCATTTCTTCCAGTCCCTTGGCCCGCACGATTAGCTCTACCAGTCGATTAGATGGGTTGGCATTGCCGGCCATTGCGGCTTCTATCAATGGCAAAATGACGCCTTCGTCATTTTCGATCATAGTGTTTTCAAGCCAGTTCATGGCCGTGCGTTGTTGCACAGTCCATTCTTGAAACGCTTCTTCACTTACATAAGGGCGGTCAGGGTTGACCAACCCTGCGGTGATGTTCATGTGCTCGCAGCACATATCCCGCAGCCTGGCTAATTGACGCCCCCACCATTTGGGACAAGTCATCCGCAAAATGCCGCACTCAGCTGCTGTTTCAATATGGTCGCGTTTTACTGCGCCCCAATAGGGTGGAATGACACCCCATTGTTGGCACATAGCCGCCGCAGCATCATAGGCCGCCTCGAAAGCATTCTCTGCCTGACTGTCGGCAGCGGCTTTAACGGCTTGCATGATGTTATTGGTAATGTTGTTGGCCAGAGTCTGCAGCCGCTTGGACTTGCGCTGGCGTAAACACTCATAACCCCGAAACGGGGAGTGATGCGATGTCGTTTCCTGTGGCTCGCTATTGTCTACTTCCGCGGGCGCTTTACCCGCGAGGACATCGAAGTAGGTGATATCACTCACTGGCGACTTTTGACGGGGTGCCGAGTTATTGCGCCTTGGGAGCAATGGTTCATCATCGTGTTCACTGCCGCGAACGGCTTGCAGGTAGGGTAAATGGTGAAACGGATAGCTTTTCCATACCGCCAGCAATTGCTTAACGCTTTGTTGCAACTGCTCCAGAGCATTGGCATTTGCCCCGGCGCGGTGGTAATCCTGCTGTAGCTTGTTGCGAATGCGGTGTGGCAGTGGTGCGAGTAATTCACGGATGAACTCTGGCCCCGCGAGCGGCGTTTGTCGCTCAAAAAGGGGGCGATAAAGTAATTCGGTATTGACTAGGTGACGGCGTCTACCGGCCAAAGGTTGCCAGAGGTCAACCTGCCAATCATCCATAACATCGGTGCGTTCGGCATACCAATGGGCTGAACCAGGCTCAGGTAACTGATCTAAAGAATAGGGACGGCGTTTAACGCTGACGGGATTAATCATCGGTATCAGTCAGTTCCGAAACCACCCATGTTCCTGCTGCAGGTGGTGTTGAACGGTAACGCCAAGATGGCGCCAACCAAGTGTCCAGACGCTGCTCAGCTTCTTCCTCACTCAAGCGGCCGAATTGTGCAGCGTATTGAACCAACGCCTTGGCATAAGCAGTCATCATGCGGCCTCAGCCATTTTGAGAATGAGTTCACGCGTGAGCATGCAGTCATATAAAGCCCGGTGTGGGTTACCAGGAATGGAAATACCTTGCTGCTTGGCGGCGTTCACCAATGAGTGCCACCGGTAATCACCGTGGCTGTGATTCCAATCTCCCTTGAATGCCGCATAGGTCAACATGCCGCAATGCCAGGCCAATGGACCTTTATTGATACTCAAGCCGAAGTGCAGTTCATCGTCGGGATAGGCGGTCAGTGATGACATCAGCATCTTGCGGTCAAATGCGGCGTTGTAAGCCACCACATGGCGTCCAGCCAACATCATATTGATGTCTCGGATAACGTCATCCATACCAGGCATGTCGGCCACCATCTCATTGCTGATATGGTGAATGGCCTCAGCTTCGGCCGGGATCGGGCGAGTGGGTTTTACCAGCGTGTTCATCAAGACATTCCCGGTCGCGACTTCTACCGCGGCCACTTCAACGACTTCACAGCCCCATTCCAGGCCTGTGGTTTCGGTATCAAGAACAATGGCATTGTGAGTCAGCCAGTATTGGGCGGCACACAAGGCCCGCTGACGGTCAATTTGGAAATAAGGTGAGGTCATGATCTTCTCGTTTATGCGTTGAATATGGAAATGGCAGAGATACGGAATCTCAGCACCAGGGCTACATTGAGCAATGCGGTATAGGAAACAGGCTGACGAGTGGGCATCCCCAACTCAAAACGTAGCCATTCATCAGTAGGAAGTTGCGCCAACTGCCCGGCTTGTGATGCGCTCATGCCTCGCATGGCGCGAACCTTTCTGAAAATGGAGCCGAGGCTGATACAAACTGAACTTGGTGCTGTGTGATTAATCATTTTCTACCCCTAGAAACAATTAACGTGTCGGTAAATTAGGCTGAGTCGGTAGGGTCAACGCTTGGAGTAGGGCTGACCGGGTGCTGAATTCAGCCACAAGTCGTAGTAAGCCTTGGCCACTTCGTTGGTCCGCTGCGCGGCTTCTTGTTCGTCCCGGTCAACCAACTGTGTCGTTATATCCCTGTAGGTTTCGTGTTGGCGTAACCAGAATGAGCGGATAATCGGCGTGGCCGGCACATTGCGGTTGATGTTGATGACTGTTTGCGCCGTGATCATCTAGCCCCCTTGCCAAAGTGCTTTTCGCGCAACTTGCCAACGATCCAACGGTTGCGGGAGAAACGTTCGGGAGTCATAGGCTTGGAAATGATTTGTCCTTGCATGTACTTAGGTACCGCGATATTGCGGCTGACCAAGTTCTCTGTTTTTGCTCCAAATGGGCGAACGATGATTTCCATGAGAGGCTTCCTTAGAGGGAGTATTTCTTACTTGGAGTAATGACATTCCAACCAGCAGCATCTAGTGACGACATCACCATCTGCGCCTGATTGACATAAATCAGCTTGCTGCCCGCAATACGCATGGTTGGTAAAAAACCGGATGCCACTTGGTGTTGCACCGCCTTTAGCGTTTGGCCTGTCCGGCTGGCATAGGCGTTTAATGTCAGTGGCAACATATCGGGTTGCAAAATCACCGTGCTGCGGTTGTTTGTGTTGTGTTGGTTCCCGTTCATTCGCGCTCGTCCTTGTTTTTCAGATTGTTTTCGTGGTCGGCGAGTAGCTCCTCTACCGTGACTTCGTTGTTGGTCAATGCTGAAAGCTTTTTTACGTACTTGGCTGGCGCTTGCTTAAAAACATTGAGCCATTTCCAAACGTGGCTTTGACCAATACCGAGCTGCTTTGCGGTTGCAGTTTGTCCACCGATGATTCTTACGGCCTTCTCTACAGCACTCATGGGTATCCTTTAAACGGTTAATTATTACTTTTAGGCGCATTAAATACGAATTTAAGGCCTTTGTAAATATCCTTAAAAGTTTTAATAATGAATAAAAGTTGTTTGTAGTAAGCTTGGATTTACTTAACTAACTGATCTTTTAGGGGATATATGGATATTTCAGAGAGAATAAAAAAAAGGCGCATTCAACTTGGTTTAACTCAGGTCCAGGTCGCTGAAAGGGCAATGACGAGTCAAACTGCTTTGCAAAAAATTGAAGCAGGCGTGACTAAAAATCCTAGAAATATCGAACAGTTAGCGGAGGCATTACAGACTACGCCCGAGTTTTTACGTTTTGGAATTGGACAAATAGATAACGCCACAGTGGTGGCGGCAGCGGGGAATTACTTGCCATTGATCAGCATGGTGCAGGCGGGAGCATGGACGGAAATCAAAGAGGTGTCGCCTTTTGATGTGGAGCTTTACCCCTGTCCAATAAAGTGCAGTGCACGTTCGTTTATCGTCAAAGTGGAAGGCGAAAGCATGTTACCCGACTTTAAGCCAGGTGATTTGCTGTATGTCGACCCCGAAATTCAACCCGATAGTGGTAGCTATGTAGTCGCGCGACTTGATGACGACAACCAAGCCACTTTTAAGCAATTGATCCTCGACGGCAGCAAAAAGTACCTCAAAGCACTCAACCCCGACTGGCCAAATAAATTTGTCGAAATCAATGGTAATTGCACCATCGTTGGCAAAGTGGTTTTCACCGGAAAAATGCTATAGAGCATGCGTGGAGAAGGCTCGACATCAAGCGACACCTCAGTGGCTTCAGAGTTCTTGATGATCAGCTAGTTTCTTTTAATCGACGCGCTTTGATGGGTTAATTGCTATGAGTATTATCAAAATTGACGGTGGTTACCGTGTCGATGTTCGTCCCCAAGGACGAAATGGCAAACGCTACCGCAAGGTGTTTAAGACAAAAGCGGAAGCGCAGCAATATGAACGCTGGGTTGTCTCAACTCGAAATAGTAACGGCTGGATTGATAAACCGCGTGATAATAGGTCGCTCACGGAGATGATCGAGTCCTGGTACTTACGTCACGGCCAATACTTAAAAAGTGGTGATCGTGACTTTAGGCGTTTAAAGCGTATTGATAGATTGCTCAACTACTTGAAGGTTTATCAGTTCGGCAGACCGCAGTGGTTAGAGTATCGCCATCTGCTAACGGCTGCTGGAACGAGTGCCAACACCATTAACCGTGACCAAATGTTATTGAGCAGTGTGTTTACGGTAGCGATTAAGGCTGATGACTTTCATGGTGAAAACCCGCTAAAAGGGTTAACCAAGATGAAGGTTAGGGCGAGAGAAATGGGTTTTTTATCGGTAGAAGAGATCCAAACGCTGCTAGACAATTTACAGGGGGATGCGCTAAAAGTCGCCAAGATTTGTATCGAAACTGGAGCACGATGGAGCGAGGCGGCTAACTTAAAAGGTAGTCAGCTCGCCAGTGGGAAAGTCACTTTTGTGGACACCAAGAACGGTAAAAATCGCACGATCCCTATCACTGCAGAATTGTTTAAAGAAATATATAATGGCAAAAGTGGTCAACTGTTTGATGTGTCATATCTTGAGTTTCGACAAGTCATTCAGAGTTTAGGCTTCGAATTGCCAAAATGGCAGGCTGCGCATGTGCTACGACACACCTATGCCAGCCATTTTGTTATGAACGGGGGGAATATTTTGACATTACAAAAAATCCTTGGTCATAGCACAATCGAGCAAACCATGGCCTATGCGCATCTTGCGCCTGACCACTTGCAAGACGCTATCACTTTTAGGCCAATGTCCACAATTTGCCCCAAATAG